TTTAGTGCGTTAAAAGTAGCAAAGTTATTCGTTGGCGTATCAGGCACACTATCCCGATAATCAAGATTTACAGGTGTAAAGTGATTGCCGTTTGATGATACATCTTTAAAGAAAGCTGCTTCTCTGGTATCAGCCCAAGCCATATATATTATTTCTTGTCCAGAACCAGAAATCCAACCATTATCATTAAAGCCTGTGGAAGAAAATGTCATACCAGCATTGGTGGCTTCAACAGCAGTTCTATCCCAATTCAATGCGCTACTGCGAGGATTTGCAGCGTTTCTTGTGTTATCAAAAACGTGCCAATTACTTGTTGCATCTCTGCGTTTTATAACAACCAGTGCTGGCTCAAATCCCACTGTTATCTCTTGCGAACCACCATTACCAGTAAATCTACCAAATTTTGAATAGCCAGAAACATCATGCCAGCAATATGCAATCATATTATCGCCATTGGTTGCAGCAGATGTGTTGTATTCAAAAACAGTAGAGGTTGGCGCAGTGTCAAAAAAACCGTTTTGTTCAGCAGAGTTGTGGTTTAATATGAGTCGTTTTGTAGCCGCAGATAGTCCTGAATGATATACATCAAAGTTATACGCTGTAGTCCTTGATTTCACGATTATAAAGGTTGGTGCTGAATCTAATCCATGTGCAATCGTTTGGTCTGCGGAAGTGCTGTAAACCCATTTAATTATACTGAAACCTTTTGCTGTGTTTGTTTTGCCCTCAGAATCAACATTACCAACGCTTGTTGCAGAAGTATCATTAGAGAAAGAAGTGCTGGCTTCCCAACACCACGCAACCATATCGTCAGCAGAACCGTTTGTTCCAGTGCTAGTGCCAACAGTAAAGCCATCAGCATCAAAAGTAGTTAACGTGTTTGTATCAGTATATTCTGCTAGTGCGGTGTCGGAATTTCCATCGGTTCCTCCGCAACTGTAAATTTCTTTGTTTGCACCACGAACAACATCAGTTAAATAATTTACTGTAGCGTCTGTTCTATCTTTGATCCAGACAAGCGCAGGACTAAAACCCAATCCAGATATAGCGTTAGTTGCACCTGTTCCTCTCCAAGTAACAGTATTAAACCCCTCACTAACCACATCATCTTTGAATGTGAGGTGAAAACCATTAGTTCCAAAGGTTAAGCCGCTAGTGTCTTTTGGAATCCAGATGCCGTTTTTAGTTTCGCCAAAACTGTCGGCAGTCAGGGCTGTACCGTCAATCATATTAACTTCAGCTATATAGCCGTCAAAAAAATTAGCACCATCATAAACTCTAGCACCAAGTCCGTGAGCGACAGTATTATTAAATCCAGTATCAAAATTTAAGGATGGGTCTGTGTTAGTTCCATCAAAAGAAGTTTGTAGTGTACCATTAACATAGATTTTTATGCGGTCTGATGCAGTTGAATCTGTAGTGTCAAAAGCTACAACATAGTGATACCAAGCAGACGGATCACGATGTTGAGCAGTTAACATTTTTCTATAAGTAAAACCACTTGCGTATCCAAAAACATAGAATTGCTGACCAGAATAAACAATTCCATGCTGGTCACTGGCAGAGCTTGACGCATCAAACAAAGTAATTTGTCCAGAGCCATGCGACATAGCACCGAACTTAACCCAAGCACTCCAAGTCCAAGTTCTGCGATTTCCAGCAGATGCAGGGGTTCTTTTCAAATAAGAACTGTCGTCATCATTTAGCCTTATAGACTGATCAAGCAGTAGCTTGTAAAAGCCTGTGCTTACTTCGCCTGAACCTGCTGCTTGAATTATACTCATGGTTTATTCCTAAGTTAAGATAGCCGTAGCACCTACAAGAATTGTATTATTTCCACTAGCCGCAGTTACATAATACGTCACAAAATAAGTGCCTGTTGCGCTCAACGCAGTTAATATATCTGCATTAATAGCTACATCTGCATGTGCGCTAACCGTATGATTGCCACCATTAACAAATTTAATACAGCCTGATTGACCAGCAGCTTTATTTGTAAATGTCATAGTAACACTTCCTGCCGTTGTCGTAGTAAAATTATTTGCTGTTGCTAAATCATAAGTCGCATCATTTTCAGTAGTTATTGTGCTGCCGATAGCTCTGCCCACTACAGTAACATCATCATTCATTGTGAATATAGTTGTACCAGTTGCAATCGACGCAACCGTGGCATCCGCATCATTTTTGATTGTGACATCAGTGCTAGAGCCTTGTCCTGTAAGAATTAGACCTTCTGCCGAGGTAAAACCAATCGCCGCATCATCTCCAGCAGCAGTATCTCCTGTTGCTTGCAAAGTTCCTGCCGCAACAATATCGGCAGCGGCGTTGAATGTACCAGCTATGGATAAATCAGTAAGGGCATCAACTACCGCCGCACCACTTCCTGCACCATCCAAATAGACCATAGATACCTGACCATTTGGTATGGTTACATTTGCTCCAGATCCTTGACTAATTATAATACTATAAGGACCAGAGCTACCGCTATCTGTAGTGGCGTTCTCAATTATATGAACTCTACTTATAGTATTTGGGGCTATTGTAATTGTGCAGTTAGAGTCTAAAGCACCAGTGTACTTAATATACATAGACCTAGCAGGATCAGTTGACCCATCTGCAACAGTGCTTGTATGCGTATCAGCATTCGTAGTTATGGCTTCTGTGCCATAACTTAAAGCCTCTCCAATAAGCTCAAGGTTGGTATTTGTTGTAGTTCCCCAAGTACCAGAACCATCGCCAGTACCTAGCTCATTAAGTCTTAAATCATTTACATAGGTGCTTGCCATTTTTCTGTCCTTACGCTGCTATATCTGTCCAATTAGGTGTTTGTGAAACTGTGACTCCTGTCCAACTCGGCGTTTGTGATGGAACTATTGGTCTATAGAGTATTTCTTCTCCTACCGCACCTGTTGCTGAAACCCCCGTTAAAAAGAAACCTATTGAAGCTATAGGTGCTACTGTTCCTGTTCCTAACGTAGCAGTTATAGAATTTCCTGTAACTGCAAAAGTTGATGCACCCTTTACGGTGACACTTCCTATCGCACTTGTTCCGGCAGACCCAGTGACGGCAAAAGCTGCTGCACCTGATACGCTAACAGTTCCTACTGCACCTGTTGCTGAAACCCCTGTGACAGGAATTTCCAAAACATTTTGTACAGTGGGGGATCCTAAGGCTGTAGTTCCAGCAACTCCTGTTACAGCAAGTGGAACACTTTGGTTCCACGCACCTTCACCCCAAGTTCCTCTACCCCATCCTGTTAGCGACATAGATTACCTCATTAGGCTATCCGAATAATTGCGTTACTTGCATCTGCTGTGGGGAACTGAATAGTAAATGTTCCAGAAGTAGATGTTTTGTTTGAAGAAAAATCTAATACCGCAACAGCTTTATTGCTGTTCGTGCTATTGTATATCAAAGCACCCATTGCTGTAATAGTAGCTGTAGTAAAACTTAAATCACCAAAGTCAGTCAATGCCGTTGTGCCTGAAGTGGTTGGTGCAACTTTAGTTAACGTGCCTCCACCAGTAGCATATGTCCCACTAGAGGCTACTTCACCAGTAGTAGTGAATGCTGTGGTAGTTGCACCCAAAGTTGCTGTGGTGCTAGACTTTCCACCACTGCCCTCTGCATATAGAGCAAGCTTAAAAGCATTGCCGTTTGTTGCGAAGTTGTGTGTGCCCAACATCAATTCTTGCTTGAATGCTGTACACATTGCTTGTGCTATTGCCATTACAGTCTCCCTATAGCGTCAGCTAGTTGATGTTGACCCGCCTCACGGACCTTCGCGCAAATTGTAGCACGTTCTTCCTTTCTAGCCAACTCTACATAATATTGCACTAAATTTCTCACTCTATCCTTAAAAGCCTCTGCTTGTAGCCGAATAGGCTCCGGGGCCTCATCAGATATGTACATTATCTTATTTGCAGCCATGTCTGCAATCTGATCATTAGATAAACCACCGTTGTCAGACGAAACAACATTGACGGACCCCACTGATCCAAAATTAACTTCAAACATTATCATGTCTCCCAAAAATAATAGGATCTGACTCCACCGGTTCCGGCGGCTTTATCTCAGACTGTCTTGTTATCAAGATGTTACCCTCTTGGACTGTTTGCACTAAAGGATCGTCCAGTCTATGGTAACCGTAAAGTTTTTCATTTTCTGGAACATTTGTATCCAACAAACCAGAACGATGTGCAATTTCAAGTTTAATTCCTTTAGATGCCGCTATGGCACACCAAAACTCTACACAAGCTCTTCCGGACTCGGCCATGTTTACATTTTTATAAGTAAAATCAATACCATACAGACAAATTTTTTCTGCTTTTTTCCATATAGCGTAAGCGATAGCGTATGCCACAGTGTTGTTAAAATAACAGTAACCTGTTGATTTAACTACTTTTTCTAAAGGGTATAACTCAATTGCTGGAAAATCGTCATGTTGCACACAAGAATATATTGGTTTTGTGTTTTTAGCTAAAAACTCTCTAGCTATACCTGTTTGTGATCCCGCGTTTTCTGTATCTATAAACCGAGTAACAGGGTCCATCATAAACGTCCTATCAACGTGTATAATACCGCCGATACAATTTATTCCCCAGATTTCATCAAATTCTTGAGAAGCCACTCGTGCCGCTATGTAATCTGCATAGCTGCCGCCTAAACCAACAATAGCAATTATCATGTACGCGGCCTTCTTGGTAGCCCCTGCCTGTTTGCGTCATCATTTTCACGGGCCTCGCCCAAGTCTTTCAGCCTGACTAAGGACTCTATAAATCTTTCACTGTACATCTTCATTACATCAGCTTCACCTTTCATAAAGGTGTAAGCCTCTATAAGACTTCCATACAAAAGAGCATTAGGCGCGTTCTCGCTTAACCAAGTTAATGTTGTATCGGCAGAGGTCGATACAACAGTCCCGGTAGCCCCACTTGTGCCCCCTGTAACCGTTTCCCCAACAGTAAAGTCCCCCGTAGGAAGAACTATTACAAATACAGTAGCTGACGTAATCGAATTAATCGTGGTGCTCTCTCCGCTAGTTCCACCTGTAATTGTTTCATTAGCAGCAAACGTGCCAGTAACACTGCTTACCGTTAGACTAACCTTACTTTTTGTTAAACTAACAGGTCTGTAATAATAATGAATTTCTGTCTCAAAAGATGCGTTTGGCGTAGGTGCAAGTATAAAGTTATTTACGTCATACATGGCGTAGTATTTTGGAACACCCGTGGTCGATGAATTAGGGTTATACTCTTGCACAAAATTAACATCTTTTTGTAACAAAAATTCTTTAGAACTAGAGTTCACTATGGATAAACTAAAAGAAGCTAAATAATCATCTGGTGTGGCCATAAATTGATTACCAGAAGTCATTGTTCCAGATGCATTTTTCCTAAAAAACTCCAGATCAACACTTTTAAATATACGTTCCTCCGCAGATCGAATAAACGTATCTAAATGAGACACAAAAACTGTTTCTTGGTTGTCCGTGTAATTTTTTACAGCCGTTTTTAATTCTGTGTAGGTATAGCTCATGGTGTGTTCGCCTGTCCGCCCATGCCACTGTGGATAGTGCAGTAGTAATACAGCGTTGGGGCTCCCACGGCAACTGTGATTTGTGTGTACGCCCCAGATGAGCCCGGTGTCCCATTCGTGGTCACTCCGGTAGTATACTGTGTTCCTCCACTGTGAGTGCCATTAGAAGTTGTTGAAAACCTGAGAGGATGTCCTGAGTTACTACTATCCGATTGATCAAACCTGTAGGTGCTACCCTCTGATAAATTAACGGTAGCTTGTTGTGACCCATCTATATAATATTTATTTCCATAACCCGTGCTTACAACTGTGACTGTGTAAGTTGCAGCTACACTGGTGCTTGTTCCAGAGGCCGTGACAGTCCCAACCGAGCCTGTTCCAGAAACACCTGTAATCGACGTAGTAGTGGGTGTAATAACATCCCCACCAAAAGTAACTGTTCCTATATCCCCGGCAATCGCAGGGAGTTTAGGGTCATAACTAAGAGTGCTTTGATTAAAAATTGGAAGAGTAATTGTTACACTTTCAGTAGAAACTTCAGGGCCGTCTGGACGAGGGTCTCGTAAAGTCTGTGGATCAAACACTTTACGAAACGGACCTAACTGTGGATGTTTTCTTTCAAACTCGTCTTTTCCAACAAGCAAACCATTCCACTCTTTACGCATGTCTTTGTATTTATAGCGAAGTCCGGAACGGTCTGAAATAGCGTAAGCGTATTTTCCTGTTGCATACCGAGCCATTAGTTTGTCCTAAAATAAGTGTATTCAGGAGTTACTGTAAAACTGGACCGGTCACGGTCCTCTCCCATAGCCCTTTCAAACTCTTCTTCATAAATGGCTTTTAACATTTGGGTCCGGTTAGGAGCTCTCTTTAAGGATATGTAATAAGCTAACCCAGCAGCTAGACAGGGATAAAATCGAAACGGCACGTCCATTGTATTAATTGCAGTGTCGCCATCATCAATACGTGTTAACGCATTATACACAATAACGTCTGTGCTATTATCCGGGGTAGGCCATACACGAAGACTAGGCGTTACTTGCCTGTCTAGAAAAAACTGTGTGGGACGACCCTCTGTAGATTTTTTTGGAATATTTAAGTCATCGTCACGGCTAACACGAGTCAAAGCAAAATCTGTACTGCTACGAGTTACCACTGCGCTTAATATATCAATGACATCTGCGGATAAAGCGTAAGTTCTAGTACCAGAGGTGAGAGTTTGCGTTCTTTGTGCAATGGTCCATTGGTTCAAACCTCGGTTAGCCCACTCTGCTAACATAAGATTTAACGAACGCCTAGCCGTAACCAGATCATAGCCTGTTCGCACCTCTAAGCCGCAACGCTCAAACGCTTCTTCAACATACTCAGCTACGTCTAATTCAAAGTTTACGCTTCCTGATACCGCCATTATTTATCCTTCGCATACAAATTATCGAAGATCTGATTTACATCCATTGTATAGTCTAAATCAGATTTTGAATAGTGTATATGCTGTGAGGGTAGAAAATCAGGTGCCCCTTGCCCTGTTTCAAACCATGCTGGGTGTGTAACACGAACACGATTATTAGGCAACGCAACGATGTTACCCGTGTAAGGTCCCGCATCTAAAAGCTCTAAAACGTGACTCTGTTTATGCTGCGCCGGGTCATCCGCGATCTCACTTTCCGTATAATCCACCGTAAAATAATATTTGGCCGGATAAAATTCAGGCCCTATTTTGGCGATCCAAGGGCACGGATGAGCGCGATCTAAACGATAAACTGCGTGTGTATGGGACATACAGTCCCAAGGTTGCGCCAAATGGACAGGCATAGGTTCTGGCCATTCTTCAAAAGGTGTGTCACCAACAAGGGCTGTTATAGGCATCCGGGCCCACATGGCTCCCCCGTGCACGTTCTGCTGATCCGTACCGTCGGTCTCACAGCCGGTGAATATCATCTGAAAACTTAAACACCGGCTGGGCATCGTAGTAACCGCAATCGCCATAGCGTGAAGAAACTCGCCATGATAATTAGAGTGGTTACACGTATACTCTCTCCGCACCCAACATTTGAAGTGCGGAATATTACTTTGAAGGTAGGGCAAGGTCTTATACCTTGCCGCCCTTGGCCATGCCTTTTTTCTTCATCATGCCGCCACCGGCCATCTTTTGAACCTTGCCACCTTTAGCCATGCCTTTTTTCTTCATCATGCCGCCGTTGGCCATCTTCTGGACTTTACCGCCCTTGGCGTAGCCTTTCTTCTTCATGGCTCCACCTTTAGCCATTTTTTGAACTTTACCGCCCTTGGCCATGCCTTTTTTCTTCATGGTCGGGGCTACGTTACCAACGAGTCCAGACGCATACTCATCCATTGTCATAAATTCTTTTGCCATTTCACGCTCCTATGCTTGACTTACAGAACCTTTGGTTCTCTTTCTACGGTTAGCCATAACTGCACCACACCCTCGTGCTACAGCCGTTCCCTTAATTCTTTTACCATTAAACGGTCGTTTAGGCTTTGTTACAGCCCCACCGTTTCTTAAACCTGTTACCTTCGCAGCTTTCGTATTAGCGACTGTAGTTTTTCCTTTAGCTCCTGCTTTTTTCTTTTTACGTGCCGTTGTAGCGCGTTCACTCTTGGATAAACTATTAGCTTTAGCTCTAGGCAAGCAACGATCAGGGTTTTTCTTATCTTTTGAAGTGCCACATGGGCCTTTGATAGAGCCATCAGATCCAATCCTTACCCAATCTTGTTTCAGCCATTGTTTTAACTGTCCCATTATGCAGTTCCTTGCTGCCTTCGTATTGCATTTTTACCAGCTTTAGCTATTTTAGCTTGTTCCATTTTTCCTGCAACTTTTGCTCTTTGCTCTAAAACTGTAAGTATTTGTATCTTTCTAGCAAACGGTTTTTTTATCCTTTTAACTTTAGCAACGGTAGCCCTTGCATCAGCAGGTGTGGCAAACTTTATGGAAACCGTGTCTTTTGGGTTCTCATCTGTATACAAACGCCGACCAGAGCCCTTTGGTTTTTTACCGGTGCCTTTTTTAGGATCTTTTCCGTTTCCCATTCTTCACCAACTTAGATAATGTTCGTGCTTGGCCAGCATGTGTTTTAGAGGCTTTTTTCAAACCTTTAATAACTTTTTTTACTCTTTTCTTATTAGGAGATGTTAGACTCATCGGCCTTTCCTTTTACCACCTTTTGATTTTTTGGCATAATTGGGGTCTTTACAGTATTTTGATGCGGCCAAGTTTGCATACGCTGACGGGTATGTGTCAAATGTGCGTTTAGCCCACGCCTTGCCTTCGGGACAGATCTTACCACCACTTTTCACCTTCCCCCCTTTTTTCATGCGTACAACACTACTTTTACGAGTAGGACAGGCTCCTGCCCCTAAGTTGACGGCGCTAGTCATGTTAAACCTCACTTATCTTTTATAAACAGCATTGTTTTCAAAGCTACGCCCAGTGAACTCTTCCCACATAGGCTTCAGCATGACATGTAATTCATCTATCTTTTTACTATTCTGTTCTGTTTGTACAGACATAACAGCTATGTTCTTGTCCACGTCAATCAGAGTAGACGATATCCAAGTAACCCCTGTTACGCATATGCCCACTAAAGCAACAAAAAGAGTGCCTACCACAAACTGTTGATTTAACATTTCCATCTCCTACGAGCCGCGCAAATTCGCTTTTTAGGCGTTTTCTTACAGTTTATGTTATGCATCTTCATCTGGCCTTTAGAACGACTACAGTATGATTTACGACGCTTTGCATCTTTGCTGCCCGGTTTTACTTTTCCCGTCACAGCCGTTTTTAATTTAGAACCGGGATTAGCTTTTCTATAAGCTGCAACACCAGCTTTTGTCATTCCCGCCCCTTTTTCTGTGGGGCGGAAATTTTTCTTATTTCTTTTTGGCATCGCAGCTTTACGAGTAGCCATTCTTCACCTATGCGTGAAACACTGTCATCAACAAAAATGTTGAAACTGTATACTGTACAAACAAGCCACTTTCAAACAAAACGCCATCTTCTGGGATGGTCACATCACGAGTAGCCGTAGCAGATGCGATTGAACGTAACTTAAACTGACTTGTTCCTGACGGAGAACTTGTCAAAAAATCAATCGTTCCTGCTGTGGAAGTGCTTGAAAGAAAAGAACCTTTTAATCGTGTTCTTCCCGCAAAAACAACATCAGCAGCATCCGCGCTAATACCTGCTTTTACGTTACCCGCAGGGTTACCTACCGCAGTTATGGACGCTATTGTAAGAAAGAAATTTGAACTAGTAGCGACATCAGCATTAGCACCTGTAAGAGTCTCTGTTTGAGAATCTCCATTTACATCTGTGCCAACAATAGTGAATGCCTTACTACTATCATCACCGGCAGAGGTAACGGTAATCTTTCTGGCATGAGAAAGAGTTACAGAGCCACTATCTGCAAGAGCCCCACCTATGGTTAGGGCCGCGTTATTTCCCACAGAGGCGTTAGCCGAAATACCGTCATCATCTGCTGCAACAGTATCTGCTGTGATGGTTACGGCTTTTACGTCTGATCCTGCCATTTAAACCTCCTTATAAAAGGAGAGGGGCGTTACCCCTCTCGTCACTAGGCTTCGTAGCCCATTAGTTCAATAAAGAGTTTACCAGCAGTGTAATCAGCATCTGTTGTATCACCCAGTGTTAGATACAAGAACTCATCAGCCGCCGGAACAGCAGTGAAGTAGACCTTGCTACCTAATGTGGCGTCTCCAGCGTTAACTAACAAAGTTTCTGTCAAACTAGAAATAGCTCCGTCTTCAACACCTGTGCCCTCTGTGGCAGAGTGCACGTTAATATCTGGATCACCGCCAGCAGGTGCCTCAAAGCACTCCATGCTGCCTGTTAAGATTGTGCCGTTTCTTGCAGCCGTAATCTGACCAATGTGACATACATTTGAAGTACCATTTACTCCAATGATATCCCCGCTTGCGGTAGAACGCAGTCCAGTCAGGTCAATAAGAATACGAGTTGTAATAATGCCGCCTACACGCTGCACAGAACTACGATAAATAGTGCCCGTACCGCCTGTAATACCAGTACCAGCCTCTACAGCCATTGTGTTTGCATCAAACGAAGACACACCAGTTGAACTGATGCTTGAAAGAGTTGTGAACGCACCAGTAGAGGAGTTTTTGCTAACAGAGGTAAAACCACCTTGTGAGCGAACTGCACCGGAAAAAGTTGTTGTAGCCATGTCATTCTCCTGTCGTGGCTAGTGTCAGCCCCCTATGGGCTGTCAGGGTTAAAAAACTATACAATAAAAAAGAGCGGCTGTGAAGCCGCTCTTTAAAACCTCTACGGGAGGAGAGGTTGTTAGGCTGCGCCCGGTGTTCCAAACACACAACGCCAATCAGACACGCCGAAGCTGTAACGCTCACGGGCCTTAAACCGCATGTTTCCGGTGTCAAAGTCACCTTCCATTGCAGTTTTGATTGGAGAACGGTTGAAGTATTTGAAACCGTTAGGTGCATCGGTCTTGATGAAAAACGCATCTGTGTCTGTCAAGAAGTGGTTAACTACTGCCCCTTCAGGAAGCATACCCATGTTCTTGATAGCATTTGCGTCGTTATCAGCCGTTGCTGAACGCAAGTTTGAGTTGATCACACGCTCTGCGATAAACTGCAATTCTTTCGGAATGATAAGCTTCATTCCACGAACTGCAATCTTCAGACCACGCTCATCAGTTAGACCAGCAATATCAATCAACATTTGCTCAAGTGAAGTTTCGTTCAAATCAGCAGCAGTTGACAGCAAGTTACGCTGGTTGCCTGAAAGAGATGGATGTGATGAAGAACAAAGTGCTGCACCGTCACCGATTGCAGAAGCGCCTGTGCTGAACGCGTTGTTCAGAATAGCCGCAGCTTTAATCTGCTTGGTCTGGGCCATAGAGCGGGCCAGAGCCTTGGTGTAGCGTGATGCCAGACGGTCATACAGATTATCTTCGATGGCTTCCTCAGTGATTGAGAATGCCAAAGCGATTGTCTCGTGTGTGTACCGTGCAGTGAATGTCTCTTGAGCATCGTCAAAAGAGATGGCTGCGCCTTCCTCTTTAGTCGGTGCTGTTGAGAAACCACCCAACATCACTTCTTCTTCAAATGAACGATCTGAGGACTCTTCTGCGAAGATCTCAGCATGTTCGTTCTCGTAACGGTCGTACTCAAGCCCAAAAAGCGCGTTTAGACCGGGTTCTAGCTCTTTAGCTAGTTGTGCTCTTGAAATAGCCATTCCCTAGCCCTCCTATATACCGGTGTTCGCTGCGGTGCCTACGGCAGCAGCAAAGCCTGAGTTGAACGGTGCGTTCAAACGAACGATGTACTGGTGACCAACTGCGGAATAGTCTGTGTTGCCTTCCTCTTCGTAGAGTCCAACAATACGAACATCCAAGCCTGCGGTTGTTGCAGCGGTGCTGATATCAAGCATGTCAGAAGACTTACCTGTATTTGTGCTACCGTTGTTAACACTCGCCATGTCACAGTTAGCAAAGGTATCTGCCAACGCGGTTGCCCGGTCGGTGTTAGTGCCATCTGCTACTACAACATATAGCTGCATTGGATCATCATACACGTAAGCTTTTACGGGATGATTTGTATCAACGCTTACTGCGTTTGATCCGGGCCAATAATTAAGGTGTGTCGTCTTACCAGTAACGGAATCAACGTACTCAACACCACCTAGAACACCAAGAGGGGCTACTGCCTGATCGGTAATAGCGATTGTGCCTCCTGCCAATGGGATGACAATCCCACCGTTGTAGATAGCAGTTGTGTAGTTGTTGGCAATCTCATACATCGTTGTAGCGTTGTTATTAGGATTACCGCCCGTTTTACCAATAGGACGAAGGCCAAATCCACCTGTTAGGGTATTTGCCATTAGTTACTCCTATTTGACAAAGAGGTAGCCATCATTTCTGAGGACCACCAAAAGTTACACGAGATTGACGATCAGGTTTATTGATCGTCATAGTCGAATGTGCATTCTCCCTCATCATATCAGAGTCCACCGCCTGCATCTGATCTGCACTTCTTTGGTTGAAGTACGCTGACCGTTCAGCAACTGTTTCATCTGGTATACGAGCAAGAATAAGTCCACCTACTCCAAACACACCTTCATATTTACCTGAGTCGATTACCGGGGCCTCAAAGTCTGGGTACTCATCCCTACGGACAAGCTCATAACCTTCGCGCATTTTTGCGCTGATGTTTTTAGTATCGTCAAAACCACGGGTCTCAGCCCTGATCCAACGATGCTTGTAACCATCCGGTGCAGGCGGTGCATCCAACATAGACGGGGGAGCCCACGGCTTACGCTGCGCCGTCTTTTCCCTAGTCTGGTTTGCGCGAGAAGTACGTTTAACTGTACCTTCAAACATTTCGTTTTGTTCTTCAGCCATTTACTTACTCCTTCACGTATTTCGCGTATTCTTCAAGCGGCACACCCAATTTCTTCGCTATTGCGACTTGGCTAGGGGTGAGTCTAACCTTTTTCCCACTACTGCGCCCAGATGACGACCGGGATACGGAAGCAACGGTCTGAGCGGGCCGTCTGCTTTCCCCGTTTTTCAGCTTATGCGGAAACTCCTCCCGCATACGCTTATCTAACTCACTATAGTACTCATCGCTCTGCGGGTCAAACCCTTCATTTTCGATAAGCTTCTTATGAACTCCAAAAGCAGCGTACGTCATAGCCTCATCAGTGCCGAACCACTCGTTTCTCGACGCCCACTGTTCCGCCTTCGCGTCCGGACGGCGAGGTTGCTGCTGTGGCATAGGAGCATTGACCTGTGCTTCCTGCTGCGCTCTAACTTGTTGCGCCGCCCTCTCCTGTTGCGCTTTAGCTTGTTCCGCGCGATCATTCTCAATCGCGAGTCTCGTGATCTTTCTTTGCGCCTCAACAACTCCATTCGTGTCACCAATCTCTATGGCTTTGGCAAGTTCTCCTTCAGCAGAGGTCATCTCGCTAGTAACACGGTTACTATACTCATTAACATAATTGGTGTCTAAAGCATTCATGCGGCTTTTTAAGCCGTCCGCTTCTGCCTGAACATTCTGAGCGTATCTCAGAGCTTCCTCTTTCTGACGCTCTGCTTCCCGCATTTTCTTAGTCAAACGATCTATACGTTTTTGCGTATTACTTTCTGCTTTTTCAAACTGATCGTCACTTGACGCCTCTACTTCAGTTTCGGCGGCCTCTTCAGCTTTCACCTCAACTTCAGTATCTTGTGTATCCTCAAGCTCTAATTCAATTTGCTGCTTATCTTCCTCTGCCATATTCTGCTCCTAGAAATGAAGAATGTCTTCGGGTTCCATAATTTTAGCCAGCACCTCATCATCATTGAGTATGCGAACCTCCCCGCCATCTATCTTGAAACGTGAGCCAGAGTAACGAGCAAACATCACCCAATCACCCTGTTCACACCAAGCTCCAGTGGGAAACTTTTCTGAGTCCTTATAAGCTAGAGATCCAACTTTAAGGACGTATCCTACTTGTGTAGAAACCGTTTGTTCTTGAACAACCGCATCCGGTAGATAAATACCACCATCTGTTTTACCCTTACCTCTGTAAGGTAGAACCAATAGACGCCATCCTGTCGGAGTCGGCATTCTTTCTAGGAGGGAAGACCCAATCGCTTCGGGGTCCAATACTCTGTCTTCAGGCTCTTTGTAAGCCTCTGAAATTTTTGCAACACCTTCGGCTGCTGCCTTCAAGTCAACCATTGCTTTGCTCCTGTTTATCTAGCAGGCTCTTGAGTTCCTGTTCCACATGATCTAGGGCTTTTAAATTACCCATGAGCTCACGATATTGCTCTATGCTACTTACGTTGTCATATATCAACAGATCATAAATAGCTTGCCGTCTATCTTTAACTATACGGAAAACGGCTTCCGCAAAATGTATCTCATCCACTCGTATATCTCCGCGTTAAATCCGATATAGTGTTATATCATTTCCAACGCAAAGTCACGAGTTTCTTCGTTGCGACGTAGCCACCCTTTTCCGAAAGTATCAAAAGTTCTTAGGCTACGGTAAAACTCTTCTCTTTCCTTAGTTATCTTTTCAATAATTTCTTCCGGTAGCTCTTCTTCAACCGCAGCTAAAGTCATTGGTCCTATCGCACCATCTTGTGTAACCATAACAGCCTTCTGTAAAGCTTTTGCCGCTCTTCCGGGACCGGAATTAACGGCCCAATCAAAAATGCAAAAATCCACCCCACTACTGAGTTGATCTGCTTTTACCCTATCCCAGTAACCATCCTTATAGATTTTTTGGACATGCTCATCCGGAATATTTTTTAATTCACTTACATCTTCCAAGGGTCTACCCAAAAAATCAGAGTAAGTTTTGTGTGTAATTCCCTTGTTAGTTGCGCCCCCCGGATCTTCAGGGTGATCCACAAAACCACCTTCATGCTTGAGAACTATCTCAAGACTTTTAAAAAAATTTGCTTCCATTATTTTTTCCCAAAAAACTTTGTTGCCGCCCGTGTTCCAAAACTCGCGCTCACGATAACTCCAAGCGTATATTGATAGTACTGCGGCATGGCCTCAAGAGCCGCAAAACCGTTCTGAACAATCTCTCTACCCCAATCCCCACAGAATGATAGTATAAGCGGGATACTGAACAAAATTGTAAGCCATTCGTCTTTCCAGCTATGTGCAGAAGCATCCGCCATCTTGAGATCCCAGTCAATCTCACCTGTGGCTTTCTTCTCCATAATGACTGCTTCAGCTTTGGCTTTTGCTACCTTTGCGCCAGCTTCAGCCTTTGTCTTTTCAACCTTACCTTCTAGCCATGTACCAGCTAGAGAGGAGATGGGACCAATAAGTGCCTGTATCATTCCACTATCCTCACAATATAATTTGTGCCGTCTGTGTTCTTCGATACCTCAACCGTCTTGTTTTCACAAGCATATCTAACAGAAGTCGTTTTTTTGTAGAGATTACGTTCAATAGTACGCTTTGCTTTCAGACATTTAGCAATTTGCTCAAAAGCTGTGTGCTCCGCAACGTCCCCACCCATATAAAGTATCAGCGTGATCGTTTTAATTATTTCCATTTCGCATCTTCTCTATCTGTTCTTCAATATTCGTTAACCTTTTTTCATAAAAATCTAGTGTCAATTTTTGTTGTTGGTCATGTGGCGCACGACCTTCGTCAATTTGCTCTTGTAATTTACTAAGCTGATCTGACAGATGCTCAATCAACATGAACTGCTCACTATCCGCGGGTAGACTTCCCATCTCGCCCCTTGGCCATTTTATGCGAAACTCTGTGTTTTGTCCTAGATCTGCTTCCATCAGTATAATTTTGTTTTCTATTGTATTTAATCTTTCTATGATCCCAAAATATGCCCATGTGCCAATGGCGGCCCCAACCACCATCGCAATGAGATTACGAATAGGCATGGATAGTTCAGTGTTTTCACTTAACTTGGTAGCCATCGTTTATCCAAACAAATACCCGCAAAAGAACGAAAAAAGCCATAGAGGCGGTAAAAGGTAAAACATTACTCAACCCCCATTATACGAGACAGGCCAAAGACCTCCATAAGCATAAACGTGAAGAACAGTAGCAACACGCCACCTGCGATTAATTTACCGCTAAAATTAGTTGACCCTATCCGTATGGCTATAAACTCATTACCTAATATACGAAGCACTAACTCAAAACTGTTCTCCCCAACAGCTAGCGATATCGGCTTTTTCTTTTCCTCACTCACAGCGTTCCTTTCCTGCACAGTCCTTTGGAAAACAGTGCATGGCCATTTTATAATGTTTATTATCATATGCGGCTGACCAGCGTTTATCATCCAACATCCAGTGACATTGTTTTCGGCTCATGGGTTGTTGAAGTGACATCTGACCAATGTAATGATCCGTTACCCCATCATTTCCCCACATGGAGATTACCAAAATGTACTCTCTCAAGGCCATTAATATAACTCTTTGTCTGCACTCACTTTTACAGGTTTACAATACGCAGTTGCCTTATGTTCTGAGGGAACTCCGCTATAATGCTGATAATTCCCATACCTCTTTGTTACCTGTGATGCGAAAAAATT